CCCGGCGGCTCTTTTTGCTGCTTCCAGCTGTCTGTTTCTCCCGCTCCTTCGCCATCTTCATCTCGATTGGTTCCGGTGCTTCCAGGAAAGCAGCACCTTTTTCCGTCAATTTGACAATCGAATACTCATCCGTCGTGACAAACAGATACTCCTCCACCTGGAGGAAGTTAAACATCTGGCGCAGATGCACGACGCTCTCCTTCGCCAGCTCCCCATAATGCGGATTCTCATCCATCCGGTAATTGCGGATCTTAACCGTATTCGCCCCGTGCACCGTGTCGAGAATCACCGTTGTTCCATAGCGCTGTCCGCACGACTGCACACAGCCTAAGAGACTCTCTGCCGCCGCCTGAATGTCGATCGTGTCAAATTGCGTCATACAATTCGAACAGTTTCCGCAGTAATTACTTCCATATTCGCCGAAATACCGCAGGATATAATCACGCAGGCACTCATTCGTAAAACAATAAAATGTCATCTTTTTCAGGCGTTCCCGGTCACGTTCCAGCACCACCTGCCGCGTATAGTCGTCAAGCTCCTGATTGTCCTGGTTCCGCTCAATAAAAAGCTGGTTCGTCACCACATCCCGCCCGCTATAATACAGGATGCACTCCGCCGGTTCGCCGTCACGCCCGGCACGTCCTGCCTCCTGATAGTAGGCTTCCAGGTTCTTCGGCATCCCGCAGTGCAGGACAAACCGTACATCCGACCGGTCGATTCCCATGCCGAACGCATTGGTCGCCACCATCACCGGAACCCGGTCATAGATAAAATCATCCTGATTCTTCTGCCGCTCTGCATCGGAAAGTCCCGCATGGTAACGCGTCACTGAAAATCCATCCCGGATCAGCTTCTCACAGATCTCCTCAACATTTCTGCGGGTCAGACAGTAAATAATCCCTCCCTGCCCCGGGTGCGCCTCCAGATATGCCCGGATTGCCGCATAGCGGTCCTTCGGCGTCTCCACTGCAAAATACAAGTTTTTCCGGTCAAATCCCGTCGTCAGCATCACCGGATTCTGTAACTGCAAAATGTCGATGATATCGTCCCGGACCTCCTTGGTCGCGGTCGCCGTAAAAGCACTGACCACCGGACGCCTCGGCAGCTTCTCGATAAAATCAACAATCTTCAAATAACTCGGTCTGAAATCCTGTCCCCACTGGGAAATGCAGTGCGCCTCATCGATCGCCAGCATCGCAATATCCACGTGCATCGCAAAATCAAGAAATGTCTCCGTCATCAGACGCTCCGGCGCCACGTAAATGATTGGATAACGCCCCTCGCGCGCATACCCAAGCGCCTTATAATACTGTGCCGTCGTCAGCGAACTGTTCAGATACGCCGCGTGGACGCCCGCCTGATTGAGTGCCGTGACTTGATCCTTCATCAGAGAAATCAGCGGTGACACCACCAGCGTGATTCCCGGAAGAATCAATGCCGGAACCTGATCGAGAGTCTTCTTGCCATTCACAATGAGGGTTGCATAGATGACTGCCATGATGCCTTTCTCCTTTCTCAGTAATATTTTTAAGGCAAATTCCCGCAGGCGGCTCATGCGTTGCCGTCCGCCGCGAGAATGGCCTTGACTTCTTCCCGCAGGTTCTCAGGCACCTGCTCGATGGTTTTCCGCCACCGGTGGATGAGGTTTGCATAGACTTCTGCCATGATTATGCCTCCTTATCTGCGGCGGATGTGACCGCGATGAGCTGTTCGTACACGTCGCACAGCGCCATCTGGGTATTAACGAGGTTGGTTTCCAGAGAAGAAACTTTCTGGATAAGATCAACTACGAGGAAGGGACTATAACGATAGGAGGAAAAATCTATCAGCTTCTGGATGATTATTTTCCGACCATAGATCCGAAGAATCCATATCAGCTTTCAGCTGAAGAAGAAGAGATCATGAACCGCCTGGTGAAAGCGTTCCAGAGCTGTGAAAAATTGCAGAGG